CACTTACCACTCAACCACATGGAGACGAAATGAAAAGTCTGCCCGCCTTGCTGTTTGCCCTGCTAATCGCCGTACTGATTGCCCCGATATCCGCACACGACGAACTGGTTGGCATGGAGACCATGGAGACCATGGAGACCATGGAGACCATGGAGACCATGGTGGCTGCGGTGCCGCTCGCGTTCACCACCCAATTTGCCCTCGCTGAGGCCACGGCAGCCACTGGAGCCACGGCAGCCACTGGAGCCACGGCAGCCACGGCAGCCACTGGAGCCACGGCAGCCACTGGTTACCGTGTGGAGTGGCTGGTCAACAACATAATGGTGGCTGCCGCTAACTACACCCTGTCTCAGCTCGCCAGTGGTATCACGACCCGGCCGTTGACAGTAACCCCCGGGAGCTAGCAACGAGGACGGCAACGCACCGTTTGACCGATGTTGTATCTGACAGCGCCTATCTGGAACCCTGCCCAGGCAACCCCTGGTGGAATCGCTCCACCCACCCTGAGTGCTAGATACCCCAAAGATAAGCCCCGCAAGGGGCTTATTAATTTTATTAATCACGATAGCTGATCTTATAGTTAAAGTCTACTGGCTTTTTGCACCTACGCTAGTACTATAGGGGGTACAAACAAACACGGGGGGACGGGGGTTCACATGGACCAACAACAGTTTAACTTCAAGATGCCACCATACCAGCACCAGCTCGATGGGTGGCTCGTACAGCGGGACAAGATCGAGTTCGCCCTTACTATGGATATGGGCACTGGCAAGTCCAAGCTGTTATTGGACACCGTTGCATATCTGTACCTGAAGCGAAGGGTCAACTGCCTGCTATTGGTGGCGCCCAACGATGTCCACGTGTCTTGGGTGGAAACCGAGATTCCTAAACATCTCTCGCCGTCTGTACCTTATAGGGCAGCATACTGGCGCAGTAGCATGAAAGCAGCCGAGCGTAAGCAGTGGGAGAATATGCTTGAGTGCCCTAGGGGCCACCTGTGCATAGCCACGTTTAACTACGAGGCACTACCTACGCTAAAAGCCAAGGCCCAAATGAAGGACCTGTTGACAAAACGGTTCGCGCTGCTAGCGTTAGACGAATCGCATCGCATTAAGTCTCCCCGTAGTGCAGCAGCCACCACCTTGCGGCACTTACGCTCGCTCGCCAAGTATCGCAGGATACTAACGGGGACACCACTGTTGAACGACCCGCGCGATGTATACAGCCAGTTCTATTTTCTTAACCCCAATATAATAGGCCAGCGCACCTTTGCCAACTATAAAGCTAGATACTGCATGCAGACTCGACACTGCAGCCGGTGCCACTGCGAACCAAGCGAGCCACAAGCTACGACATGCGACCGCTGTGGTTCAAACAAGTTTTACCCGGTCGTAACCGGGTACCGTAACCAAGAAGAGCTTAGAGCTAAGATCAGTAGTCATATGTACAGGGTTAGTAAAGACAGGTGCACAGACCTACCACCTAAGACATATCAGCGTTTGGTGGTTGACCCCAGCCCTAAGCAACTTGCTTTGTACTCCACCCTGTTGAAGGATGGGGCTGCGCTGTTGCGGTCTGAGACTGGTGCTGATAAGTTAGCAGGGGAAACCGACGAGGACTACCTGTTACGGTTGTTGGTGGCGGATGAGGGCAAGGTTACCGCTAAGAACGCTATGCACCGCTTGCTCCGTGCGCGACAGGTGTGCGGTGGGTACCTGTACTCGGATGACCGCTCGGTACTGTGGGAAGCCTCGCCCAACCCAAAACTGCGAGCACTGCTCAGCATGCTGCAGGATATACCGGGTAAGGTGGTAGTATGGGTGGCGTTTGTGGATGAGTTGCGTGCTGTTGCCAGAGGGTTGCAAGATGCCGGTATAAGCTATGTCACCTATTACGGCGAAGTACCTGTGGATGAGCGTAGGCAAGCACGTCTTAGCTTCGCGTCGGAGAACGGCGCAAAGGTGTTCCTAGGCACTGCTGCTGCTGCTGGAACAGGGTTAAACGAATTAGTGGTGGCGAACGTTGTCATCTACTACAGCAACACACTCAAGGCTGGCGACCGCTGGCAGAGTGAGGATAGAACACACCGTATCGGGTTGCGTGGAACAGTGGTGTATTACGACCTGGTACTGCGTGGTACTTGCGATACCAAGTTGTTAGGGTTGTTTGACAAGAAAAAGCGAATGGCTAGCTTTTTGCTGGGCGACCCAAACAATGTTGCTTTAGACGCAATAGTTAAGTAGTATAAAGCTTCACAACAAGAGGGGTATCAAATGCTTGATTACAACGACCTTCAGGATACGGGCGCGGGCGAAGAACTAAAGCTAGCTGATCTCGGTGTAGTGACTGCTCTGGCTCGCAAGATGTGGAAGTTGGAGGTGGAGGTTAACGCTGAACGGTTCAAGCTGAAAGAGATGGAATCCGAGTTGCGTAGATTAAGCGAGGTGGATCTGCCGACTGCACTGCAGGAAGCGGGGGTGGAGAGCTTAACGCTTGCCAACGGCTATCGGCTTGGAATCACCGAAACGCTGTATGCTTCCATACCCGAAAAGAACAAGAAGGAGTGTGCCGAGTGGTTGTGTGATCACGACCTGCCGGATCTGGTAGGGTACGCCTTAATTACCACGTTCAGCAGCTACCAGGGCGAAGAGGCCGCGAATACCGCTGCTGCATTGCGCGAACAAGGGTTAATGGTGGAACTGCGTCCAGGTATGAACACAACCAGCGTGAAAGCAGCATTGCGTGAGCTTATGGAGAAAGGGGAGGACGTACCCTTATCACTGTTTGGTGCCTATTTGCTCCGCCGGGCGGTACTGTCCGAGCCAAAGAAAGGAAAGTAATTCATGATGGTGCGGGGGCGACCACTCCTCCTGGTGCAGTAATGCCCCAGTAACTGCCTCCAAGGTAGTGGGCACCTATCCCGACCCCGAGCTCCAGGGGAGTCCACAAGGAGCAAACGCTGTAAGCGGTATACAGCGCACTACCAGCGCGTTAAGGCGTTGTCGTGGCACTAACAACGGCGCCCCCTGTCGTCGGCAATACTGCAAACAGGGAAAACACACGACCCTAGTCCACAGGGGCTGCAAATAGTGGGCAACAACCTTGGAGTTACTTGTTATGGCAACAACCACAAAACGTGCCAGCGCTGGCACTGAGAGTACCGCAGTGACAACCACCAAGAACCAAGCGATGACAGCGCTCGAAGAACAGCAGCGTGCACTCGCTATCATGGGTGCCGAGTTTGAGCAGGAGGCCGACGGGGGGTACGAGGAAACCGACCGGGACAGTTACGCCATCCCGTTTATTAAAATACTCCAGAAAATGTCACCTGAGGTTGATGAGGAGAGTGGGCAGTATGTTGAAGGAGCACGTCCTGGGATGTTTTACAACAGCGCTACTGGAAAGCTGGCCGACGGTAAGACTGGAATCATTATTATTCCTGTGCATTTCCGCCGCCGTTTCCTGCACTGGGCGGACCGCGAGATGGGGGGTGGCTACAAGGGCGACTATAGCGTGACAGAAGCGGAGCAAATGAAGCGGGGAACCATCCGGGGTAAGTCCGGCCGCGATGAGTTCGGCGACGGCACTTACCTCGCCGACACTCGTGAGCATTATGTGATGTGGGTGGATGACGACGACTCCCAGCTTGGCGTTATCTCCATGTCCAGCACCCAGATCAAAAAGTCCAAGAAATGGCTGAACCAGATGGATGCGGTTCGTCTCACCAATAGCAAGGGCATCAAGTACCGCCCGCCGAGCTGGGCAAGGTTATGGCGTGCTACCAGTGTGGCAGAGAAGAACGACCAGGGTAGCTGGTACGGGTGGGTACTGGAACCCTTCGCGTGGGAAGACAACCCCGCGCGGTTCCAAGTGTGTAAGCAAATGCATAACGCCATAACCAGCGGCGAGCTGAAGCGGGAGGACCCGGTTTTCGACAATGTCCAGGCTGCTAGTGAATCGCCCAGCAACTACGACGTTGACGACAGCGACTTAGCATTTTAGTTGTATGCAATGGGGCGCGGTGGGTCCGCGCCCCATTGAGGAGACAACATGAAAAAACCACAAGAAACCCGTATGATGGCGTTGTTCAACGGGTTGACTAGAGCTTTCGGTAAGTACCAGGAAGCGCAACAACCAACTACCGCTGGCGAAAAGAATAAAGGAAGAGGTATCACCGTCCACGGCGTGCTTACTGACGCCAATTGGAAAGCGCATTTATCTGGCCAGCAGCGTCTCGGGGTGGTACCCATACGAGATGACCACACCGTGTTATTTGGCGCTATAGACATAGACGACTATGGCTTGAGCGTAGAAACTATCGCTCAACGTGCGTCGCAGTTTCCGTTAGTTATTACCCGCAGTAAGAGCGGCGGAGCTCACCTGTGGTTGTTCCTTAAGAAACCAGTACAAGCCAGCATTGTTCGTGCGCACTTGCATCGTTGGGCAGTCTACCTCGGCTATCCAAGTGCGGAAGTGTTTCCTAAGCAGGACACTCTCGCGGGGCAGGATGACGTAGGCAACTGGATTAACATGCCCTACTTTGACGCCGACAGGACAACCTGTTACGGCGTGGTTGGTGGTACGGCGTTACCGCTTAATGAGTGGCTAGACCTTGCCGAGTCAGCGCGGGTAGCTGAGACACAGCTAGAGCAGGTAGCACCCCCTGACGTGTCCGGGTTGGAGGGGTCTCCACCATGTTTGCAGGCTATGGCGCTGTATGGGGTACCACAGGGGCACCGCAATGTCGCTCTTTTCGCTTTTGGTGTACTGGCCAAAAAGCAGTGCCCGTCAGCGTGGGAAGATCAGCTACAAAAGTTCAACCAAACGTTATTGGTGCCACCCCTTGAGCTCCGTGAAGTAAACGACACGGTCAAGTCCCATAAAAAGCGGGATTATTTCTACCCGTGTGGTAAACCCCCATTGGTCAGCTACTGCAATAAAGCCATCTGCAGAAAAATGGAGTTCGGTATAGGTGGGTCAGCTGAAGATCCGGGTGTGCAGATAGACTCAATAACTAAAATCAACACCGAGCCTCCATCGTACATAGTGCAGGTCAATGGCAAACGTGTTCAGTTTAGGGATGCTGACACGTTGCTGGTGCAAAATAAGTTCCGGCGGGTCATATTTGAGGTGTTAGATGTGGTACCAACACCTGTCAGGGCCACAAAGTGGGCAGAACTTCTCAATACGCTTATGCGCAATGCTACTATGGTGGATGCCCCCGAGGACGCGGGTATTTTTGGCCAGTTTAGGTTGCATCTACACAACTTCTGTACTGGTAGAGCTAGGGCCAGAGATAAGGTTGAGATGCTGCAGGGTAAACCGTATCTTGACGATGAGGGGTGGACGTGGTTTAGGAGCCTCGACCTGCTAACCTACTTGGAACGTCAGAAGTTTCGTGCTTACTCGCCAAGCCAAATCTGGGTTATGTTGCGTGAACGGCTCGGCTGTAAGCATAAGTTCTTTAACCTCAAGGGGCAAGGGTGCAACGCGTGGGCAGTACCACCATTCTCCGAGCTAGGGGAACAAAACGAAGAGTTCGACGTACCGCACGTTGAGCAGGTAGAAACGTTTGATAACTTTGTGCCTGCCGAGTATCATGAACAAAGCGTTTCTTGGGAGGATGATTAATATGCGCGTGCAAATGGTGCTTGGTGGTCCAGGTGCTGGTAAGACAACAAACTTGCTTAAGCATGTTGAGGGGTTTCTAGGTGAGGGTATAGCACCAAGCAAGATAGCGTTTGTTAGTCTCACTAAAGCAGCAGCAGAAGAAGCGGTCTCCAGGGCGTGCGACCGCTTCAGCCTTTCAAGGTCGAGGTTTGAGTATTTCAGAACCATTCATAGCGCTTGCTTTCGTGCGCTTGGTTTGCGTAAGAAAGACGTGTTGGGGCGAGGCGATTGGCGGGAACTGTCTTCAATGTTGGGGGTGCCATTCACTGGTCGTACTGCATTACCAGGCGAGCCGGTCGGAGATGGCCAGTGCGTGGGGGACAAGTGCCTGTCGATCATAGACCTCGCGCGTGCTACGCAGCAGCCACTGGAAGATGTGTGGCGTGCCATAGGTGAAGATCTGCAGTGGTACACCCTCAAGCTGGTTAAAGACACCATAGCACGCTATAAGGCGGACACAGGAAAGGTTGACTTTGGTGACATGCTTAGTATTGCACTTCGCCAGAAGCTAATCTTACCTGTAGACATAGCTATTATTGACGAGGCGCAAGACAACACTAAAGCGCAGTGGTCCGTATTGCGTTGCTTGTTTAGGAAGGCAAAGCTGGTGATTATTGCTGGGGACGACGACCAGGCTATACACTCCTGGGCGGGTGCAGACATAAGGCACTTTCTGAGCATACGAGCAGAGCGTGAGGTGCTACCTAAGAGCCATAGACTACCCACCCCGGTGTGGGAAGTGGGCGCACGTGTGGCGAGCCGTATTGCACAGCGCATACCTAAGGACTGGCGAGCCGCGGATCACGCTGGTAGCGTGCAGCATGTTCCATCCATAGATAGCGTGGATATAAACACTGGTACGGGTGGGTGGATGTTGCTAGTACGCAGTCACCACCAAGTACCAGCGCTTGAAAAAGATCTGCGTGCTCGCGGGGTGTTGTACAGCACACAGCGTGGACCTAGCGTATACCCTGCACACGTATCCGCTATTGTTGCATGGGAACGTAGGCGCGGCGGGCGTGAGTGTAGCGAGTCGGACGAGCAGCGCTACGCACCATTGGTAGACCCGCGTATCCCTAGCTCGGCCCCGTGGTTTGACGCGTTCGTGGGGGTGGACCAGGAACAGCGTGCATATTACCGTTCGGTGTTGCGTAATGGAACGAAGCTCACGGACAAGCCACAGGTGTATATCGGTACCATACACAGCGTGAAGGGTAAGGAGGCGGAAAACGTAGTGCTATTCACGGACATGACGGAACGTATTGCACGTTCACACGATTCGGAGCCAGACACGGAACACCGGGTGTTCTACGTTGGTGCCACACGTGCAAGGCGCAACCTATATATAGTGGACCCGGAGGGACCGCTAGGCTATCGGGTTTAACTCGCCAATAGCTATATACAATTGTACGCGCCGACCTTATCTGATAACATACAGTCTTAGTTGGTGCACGGGGCACCAACTAAGTAGACCGGGGATACCATCATGTCAAACACCTTTTACGTTGTCACCCTTGGTGGCAAGAAACAAGAGGCCGCGCTTGTTGCCGTAGGTTACAGCCTGGAACACGCCAGTGAGTTCGGCGAGTACAGTTTGGAGGTCCCTTACGTGGTATTATCAAGTGCTAAAGACACGGCCGCCCTGTTGAGGGGGACCGAGATACATACCATCCATAAGCAGCTATTCGGTACCGGTATGGGTAACGACACCAAGACTGGCTTGGCCAACAAGCTGTTTCCCAAGATGCAGGACTGGTATCAAGAAATGGTGGATGGCTCTGGAGACGGGCTCGAAAAGAAGGGTATCGTTGACCTGGACATATGGGCGCTGGGTCGAGTGCTGGAGGCCGCGCAGGTGGAGGCCGCGCAGGTGGAGGCCACGCAGGTGGAGGCCACGCAGGTTGAGGCCACGCAGGTGGAGGCCACGCAGGTGGAGGCCGCGCAGGTGGAGGCCACGCAGGTGGAGGCCACGCAGGTGGAGGCCACGCAGGTGGAGGCCACCATAACCAGTATGTCGTCGTGCGAGGTCACCTATGGGTATGACTTCACCCGGTATGCACCATCTGCAGCGGCGGACAAGACTAGCGGAGCAAAGAAGCCACGCACCCCCAAGGAAAAGAAGGAGCGGCGCCCCAGTGTCAAACAGCGAATCCGCGGCATGCTGGTAAAAGGCTACCGGGTCCGGCCGTCAGACTTCCCAGATAACGCGTTCAACACGGTGAAAAGCCAAGCCAACTACCTGCGTTATCCAAGCTTGTGCGGTGATGGTGGCCCCATCAATGTACAACAGGGCACAGACGCACAGGGGGTGTTCTGGTACCTTCCGGATACCGCACACAGGGGTGGCGAGTAGCCAACTACCCCAACTACCTGGGGGGCGGTTGTAGCCGCCCCCCAAGCAACAACCACAACATCGGAGACATTACTATGATCACTATCACAAAGAAACTTACCACTGAAACCAGTCACCGTCTCACTAACCACCATGGCAAGTGTGCACACTTGCACGGACACACTTACCGGTGGGAAGTGGAACTCACGTGCCAGGATGGGGACGATGGTCTGGACGTCAGAGGTATGGTGGTGGATTTCTCGGACTTGAAGTACGCCATGAAAAATGTCATTGGCGAGTACGATCACGCCCTCCTGCTGCACGACCAAGACACTGCAGCCGAGGTTCTGTCGTCAATGGCCGCCACTAACGGTTCTGCCCAAAACGTGGTCATATTACCGTTCAACCCTACTGCCGAGAACCTCGCCAAGCACGCCGGGGAGCGTTTGCAGTCCTGGGTTAACTCCCACTTTGAACACTTCTCCATCAAAAACGTGTATACTATTACGCGTGTCACCGTGTGTGAAACCGAGTCGAGTTGTGCAACTTGGACACCGGGTGACACGCACAACCAGGCGCAAGCCTAATTCACAGCAACAACCGGGCATTAACCCTGCTACAAGGAGAAATCACATGACACAGCAAGAGCTCGATTTTGGCCTGATGACCACCACTATGGTTCGCACCCCGGATGGCCTGATGTTTGACAGCGCCGAGGCCGCCCGTGCGCACATGGTCGCCCTTGCCAGCGAGGACGAGATCAACGCGTATCTGGCCCAGAGCTCGCACAACCCGCGGGCATACACCCGCGCGAGCCGGACCATTAAGAGCTGGTTGGCTTGGAAGGCCAACGGTAGCCCCGGGTTGGCCGAGGCAAAGGCAGCAAAGGAAGCTGAGGAAGCGCAGAAAGCAAACGACGAGGGCGGCAGCTAACCGGCGTAGTTAGCACACATCCACGCATATCTGCGTGGGTCTCCTTACAGAGCGCCCTAGTGGCGCTCTGTCAACTTAGGGGGTACGAAATGACAAAGCTAGTAGTGAAGCGGGTGTTCAGAACCATGCAAGGGGAGGGTCCGTTCGCTGGGCAACAAGCAGTGTTTGTGCGCTTGGCTGCTTGTCCGTTGAGGTGTTTCTGGTGCGACACAGACTTCAGCCTTGTTGGTAGTATGCGGGTACGCTGGTTTGATTTGTTGCAGGAGGTGGAAACACTTGCCCGCCCTATGTGTAATCTGTGTGTAATCACGGGCGGTGAACCCCTGGTGCAACCGATAGCCCAGTTCTGTGCCGCACTGCTAAGGATTGGTATGCGGGTGCAGGTAGAGACCAGTGGCATCCTGCACCAAGATCTTCCAGAAGAGGTTGACGTAGTGGTAAGCCCCAAGACACAGCGGGTACTTTATAGGGGACCGGTGCGTGCTTGGAAGTATATTATTAGAGCCGGGGAAACCGCCCCACCACTAGAGTTGGCGGAACGGCCCGAGTACGTCTATGACGGGTTGCCCTACTACAGCACACAGCGCAAGGGTACCTACAGCAGGTTAGCAAGGCCCTGGGACTCGCACATGGGTCAGACTACAAGACTGGAAGGGCATATTCCACTCGCTGATCGGCGCACGGTGTATGTGCAACCCTGCGATGAGGAGATACTTGGCGGTGGGTCAGCAGACAATCAGCTCAACATGCTCGAATGCCTAAACTCGGCGCGTCAGTTTGGTTACACCCTCGGCCTACAACTCCATAAAATCGCAGGGGTAGAATAATGAACAAAAAATACGTGCAAGCGCGTCACCTGTGTATGGAGTCAAGGGGTATGTGCAAATATTGGCACAGCACCGTTACCAACGCCCTGCGTGGGGTGTTGACCGAAAATGCTGCATCTCGAACTGAATTTCTTTCGCTGGCCAATACAAAGGGGTGAACTGTGGACAAGTGGCAAGAAGTGTATGAGGACATGGTGCATGCGTGTATCGGCATGGAAAGCCAGCTAAACACGTGGGAGCATGGATTCTTGCAGAGCTTAATCGAACAGCTCTCCACGGGCAGGCAGCCGAGCGAAAAGCAAGTTAGAAAACTGGAGAGCATTCATGAACGGCTCTACCGTTAAGCAACCACCCACCCGCGATGAGGTGGAACGAGCGTTCTTGGCCGACCTGCGTGCGCTGCTGGTCAAGTATGGTAGTCATACTGCGTTGGATGCCGATAACTACTACCAAGGATACGCTGAGTGTGGTCAAGACATAAGAATGACTGTTACCATTGAAGCTAAATACGACAAATATAATAACATGGTGTCTCCAATGGTTTTAATAGACCTCGGCGAGTACTTCACTGCCGAGACAGACAGATAAGCAGCAACCACCGCCCTCCGGGGCGGTCAACATGATTGGAGGTCGTATGGACGTCTACTTTTCGGGTGTAGGCAGGGGGATAAGCTGCACTGGTGCGTTACTGTACGAGCAGTTAGCAGCCGAGGTACCTTGCAAGCTCAATTCGTGTCACGGCAAGTATATGGCCGAGGCTGTCCTGTGGGGTAACGTAGTGCCTGAGACCGGCAAAGAAGGCAGGAAGCTGATGCTTGACTCCGGTGCCTTCACTGCGTGGTCCCTAGGCAGTGAGGCTACCTTAGAGGACCTGTTGCCCCGCTACCAGCGAATTCTTTCCTTGTGCGAGCACAAGTTTGGCGAGGTGTGGATGATTAACTTAGACGTGATCCCGGGGCGCCGGAGGGGTCCACCACCCACTCCAAGCGAGATACAACAAGCACTGGACACCAGCGACGCTAACTACGAAAAACTCCGAGGAGAGCTAGGCGACCGGGTGATCCCGGTTTACCATTTGGGCGAAGACGGGCAGCGGTTTGATTACCTAGCCAGTATTAGCCACTACGTGTGCGTAGCACCAGGTCAAGATATAAACCAGACCACCCGTGTTAGGTGGTCTCGCGAAACGGTCAACGGGGCTGGTGTTCGCACACACGGGTTAGCAGCCACGGGCGATACCATGCTGCGAACTATAACGTGGCACAGCGTGGATAGCTCCGCGTGGCTAGTGTCATCTGGGAAAGGTGATATTATGCTGCATGACGGCGAAAAACTACATGAAGTAGCCATAAGCAACGAAAGTCCGCGTCGCAAGAAAATGGACCGACACTATACCAACATGACCAAGCCAGAGCAGCAGCGCATTGACCAGATGCTGGCTAGTTATGGGTTCACACCCGATCAAGCAGCCACTGATTACATGGTGCGCCGCTACGTGTGCATGAAGGAAACCTTGCGGTGGGTAAATAGCATGGATGTTCAACCGGTGCATGAATTGGGGTTATTCGCACTATGAAACAACAACTCGCATTCGTCCGAGGTGCACTAGCCAAGAAAGACTTGGTGCCCGTACTAAACCACTTCCATATATACAACGGCAGGATACAAGGTGGCAACGGTAGGTTGAGCATAGACACCCCCTGTGAAGAGTTAGCGGGGCTGAATGTTACCGTCCCAGGCGAGCGTTTCCTGCGTGCTATTGATGCCTGTGACGGCGAGCCAACCTTCAAGGTCACAGAGGCCAACAGCTTAATGGTTAAGCGTGGTCGGCTGAACATACGTCTACCACTGCTCCCTCAGGATAGTTATCCACGCGCTCAACTGAGCGACGCGGGGGAGCGCATTCAAACAACCGGATCTTTGTTAGGCGTCTTGCGTGCGCTTGAACCGTTCATTGGTGATGACGCGAGCCGCCCCTGGTCGTGTGGGGTATTACTCAAAGGTGGTTACGCTTACGCTACCAACAACATATCCTTGGTTAGGATTGAGTGCCCTTACACCAACCCGGACCAGGAAATAGTTCTACCCTCCTACACCATTGATGAGCTATTACGCATTAGCCAGGAACCCACCTGGATCAGCATACCAACCAACCAACACAGTATAGTGTTCGGCTATTCCAGTGGTGCGTGGTTGCAAAGCCTGTTAATTGACCTGCGTTGGCCCGACGTTGACAAACGACTAACCACACAAAGCACCGAACAAGCGGTCACTGGCGTTGACCTAAAGACACTGACAGCAGCCATACAAAAAATCTCGCCGTTCTGCAGCGACAAGCATAACCCAGTGGTGCTATTGAGCGAGCAGGGGGTGTCTACGGTAGAGGCTGCTACATGGGCGGAGGTGGGTGGATTAGCGCTACCGCAAGCCAAGTTCAGAGCTGACACCCTGTTGCCAGTGCTGGCAGTGTCTCATACTGTTGACTTCTCGTTTTGGCCTAGGCCGTGCCCGTTTGCCAGCAGCGACCTTATTGGTATCATCGTTGGAGTACGTGACAATGTCGCGGGCTGATGCGGTAGGTATGTTCTGGCAGGATTTCGCTGTCGCGCGTGAAACCAAACAGCAGCGAGCACGCGCCGACCTCACCATGCCGAGCATCCCAGACACCGGGTGGCGCCCACCCACTAGCTTCCCAAGGTTGGAAGCTGCGAAGGCGCTGAGCATTGACGTTGAGACCCGGGACAAAGGGTTAGAGCAGGGGTTAGGCCCTGGTTGGTGCTTTCCAGACGGCGGCTACCTGGTGGGTATTTCAGTCTGTACGCACGACGGGTACAGGTGGTACTTTCCAATGCGCCATGAGGTGGGTGGCGGTAACTTGAATCCTGCTGCGGTACTGGCTTGGGCAAAGGACGAGTTCGGTAGGGAAAACCAACCAAAGATAGGGGCGCAACTACTGTATGACTTGGGGTGGTTATTAGCGGAGGGGGTTACAGTACGCGGCGAACTGCATGATGCGCAGTACGCCGAGCCCTTATTAGACGAGCATGCTCGCAGCTACTCGCTAGGGGCGCTATCCGAGCGGTATGCTTTAACGGTGAAGGGTAAGGGCGAGGCCGAGGAGTCGCTATACCAGTGGCTGTCTATGGCGTATGGTGGAGAACCTACCCGCAGGGCGCAAGCCGGTAACATTTATCGGTCCCCCGTTGCATTAGCCGGCCCCTACGCCGAGCAGGACGCGGTATTACCGTTTCACCTAGTGCGCAAGCAGATCAAGCATCTCAAGGAACAGGGGTTGTATGACCTTTATCGTATGGAATGCGACCTGATACCAGTGTACCTCGCAATGCGCCTTGCTGGTATACGCGTTGACCACGAGGAGGCACAGCGTACAGCCGATCGGTTTGAGCGCGAAGAGCGCGAGTGGTATACCAAACTAGGACCGGGTGCAAATGTCAACTCCGTTGACTGGTTGCAACGTGCATTTGATAAGGAGGGGATAGTGTACCCACGCACGGCACCCAGCAAGGCGCACCCACAGGGTAGAGCCAGCTTTACTGACCTGTTCCTGCAGAACGCTCCTGGTGACTTACCAGCAGCCATCCGAGCTATACGCAGGTTACAGAAAGCACGTGGCACGTTCCTAGATGGGTATATCCTGAACAAACACCGGGATGGGTATGTACACGGCGAGTTCCACCCACTACGTTCTGACCACAGCGGCACCATTAGCGGGCGGTTGAGTAGCTCAAACCCAAACCTACAGAACATACCAGCACGCGATCCCGAAATGAAACAGTGTGTTCGTGGCTTGTTTGTGCCGGACACAAAAGACAGCTACATCTTTGCACCTGACTACAGCCAAATTGAGTACAGACTCATGGTCGGTAAGGCTGTTGGACCGGGTGCCGAAGAAGCACGCCAGAACTACAGAAACAACCCAGACACTGATTACCATCGATATGTACAACAACGGGTCAAGGACCTGCTAGGGATTGAACTACCGCGAAAACCCATTAAGAATATAAACTTCGGGATTATATTCGGGATGGGAGAAGCTAAGCTGCGTGCAATGTTGGGGTTGGATGAAGCAGCGGCGAGTCAGTTCTTTGACGCGTATCACGCAGGTGTACCGTTCGCACGCCCCACCCGCGAGGCTGCTACCAAAGCAGCCGACCGACGCGGGTACATCACAACCGTACTTGGTAGGAGGGCGCGTTTCCCACACTGGGAAACCAAGGATTGGAAGCAGTCACGCAAGGATGGGTGGTTCCTGTATGACCAAGCGGCGGAGAAGTACGGCCCATATGCAATTCGGCGTGCACGCACACATAAGGCGTTGAACGCATACACGCAAGGGTCGGGTGGGGACATACTTAAAAAGGCGATGTTGCTGTGCTGGCGCGAGCTGGGGCTGGCACCTCGTATAAACGTGCATGACGAGCTGGTGTTTGTGCTACCACGTGGGGCAGTGGGTGCAAGTAACGAGGCGGATATTGTGAGGATTATGGCCGGTGCAGTGGACATAGGGGTCCCCTTGCTGGTTAGCTCCCAGCGTGGGGAAAGCTGGGGGGCCGTGTCCGAGAAGGGTACACTGCCAGGTATGTGCTGAGCTTGGAGGGGGCTATCGTGGGCGATGTTCTGATAGTGAATTGCAATTGTACCTTTAAACCCACTAAGGTACTATACAGTCATGGTGGCGCACGGGGTGCCACCAGAGCCATGGGGAACAAAGATGGACGAGCAGATCAACCGCAGAACTACCGCTTTCATAGTCGAGCCGCAGTACGCAGCCGAGCTGGAGAGTTTTCTCCACAACAACACGGACGTGGAAGAGTGGCACCAAGTACAGACCAGGGTTGCACAGAACCAAGTGGGGTTAAGCCGCTTGTATGTTGCGGTGTGCTTTGAAGACTGCACCACTCTGGTTGAGCGCAAGTGGAACAAGCGGATCAAGGCACTGCGCAAGGCAGCAGCGTAGACACTGCAGGGGGTGGCCACCCACCCCCATCGGCTCGTTGTAGTGCTATTCATGGGACAACTAATAGGAGCATCCAATGCCTCGTACTACCTTCGCCCTAACTGATCCAGAAAGGGCTTACCTGTACCGTCGCAGGCTGAGCGCCACTCAGCGTCAGATGCACGTTGCCTTCGGAGAGAACTGGGGGCGGATAGAGCGTAACGAGGCTACGGCCTCTGACCGCACTCGCGCTAAGCTCGCGGCTATGCCACCGCCACACACCGGCGAACTGTGTTCAATCCTGCGCAGGAGACAAGGGCTTACCTTGAACCAGCTTGCCACTGAACTACACTGCTCACACGTCACGCTTATTGCCAAGGAGTTCTACGGCGGAGAGTCCGCCGCTCCCGTCTTGGCCTATCTACAACAGAGGATCAACAATAATGCATAAGCCAAACAACCGGGTCAGACCAATGACACCCAATCCAAAGAGGAACGACTATCTTGGCCCACAACCCACCGAAGAAGAAAAGCTCCACCGCAAAGCCACCCTAATGAATGAGCTTTTAGCCGAACGTCGAGCCATGGTCGCCATGTTGAGTGACCCATACGACTAAAGGTGTCATAAGTACAATTGATTGTACTTTATTGCCTGGGTGACACATACTATAACCATGCCAGGGGATGGTACCCCTGGCAAGGCAACCAAGGAGAGCACCATGACAAAGCTTACCGCCATAGTGGTTACGATCGTATTGTTGAACGCACTGGTTGATGCCATTGTGTCGGCGTTGCAGACCGTTGCACAGTAAGGTCACTAACGGCCATTTACCAAGGGGATAGCGCATGAAAACCATACCTAATTACGCGGGCGATCTACTGCAAAGCAATGACGGGCGCTTGTTCCGTAAGACAGACGCCAGCGAGAAGCACCTTTGCAACCTTGAGTGGGCGCAAAGTTTGTTGGCAGCCCCCGACGTGATTTGGATTAATGGCAAACATTCCCATGTGGTTGCTGCCCGTATGCTGGAAAAGGCAGAAGATCATCTGTTGAACTGGCGCGTGTTTCAAGCAGGGTGAGCAACCGTGACCTGCGGAGAACTAGCGGAAAGCTAGTTCTCCGCGGGGCTGTACCATTCACTGCAATTATAGGGGTAGAAGACAAATGACCGACAAGGGCAAATTGCGGTATGGCGAGCGTATCCTGGTTACCGCACTGTATAAGCGCAAGTTTCGCTACGGACTTCAGGCAGCTGGGGTTGAGGCTTACTGGGAAACCTACACACACAGGGCAGGTGGTATCTACTTGGGGCAGCGCACGCTGGCGAACGGCACCGTGTCGCACGCCAGCGACGGGCACAACTTCAAGGCCACTGAGTATCTGCGGGTGGCGTTGGTGTCGATCGGTCCATCGCGGAACCCTGTGTATGTACCATTCACTGCAATCATCAGGGTAGAAGACTAATGACCCACGAAGAACTAGCGAAAAGCTACACCCATCTAGCGCAGATAGTCGAACAGCTCGTTGAGCGGATGGAACACTGGGAGCCTGTGTTGAACCCAGGGCATTCCGGTAAGCCACAGTTCCAGAAGTGCCACTACGGCGAATGGGTTAAGGCCAAAGACATACTGTCCTTGCTTGACTACCTCACCCATAGAGCCGAGGAAGCGAGGGGGTACAATGAGTAGTTGTTATTGCGACTACGCGGACCAACCGAACGCGTACTGGTCCAGGCGGCCGAAAGCACGCAAGGTCCATCCATGCTACGAATGTGGCGGGCAGATACTACCAGGGGAGCGATACGAGCGTGTGCGGGCGGTGTATGCTGGTGAGGGTCCAATCACTATGCGCACCTGTGTTCACTGCTTAGCTGCCCGAGACATGGTGAAGGAACGGGTGCCTTGCTTCTGCTGGCAGCATGGAAGCATGCTGGATGACCTGAAACAAACACTGCTCGATGACGGTGAGAACCTCCCGGGGTTGCGTATGGCAGTGGGGCGAGTACTGGTAGAAGCACGCAGAGTGCGTGCTCAACGCAAACGGGGTGGTTAGTTGTGTTCAAGACAAAATGCAAAATGAACGAACTGAATTGTGTTGACTTGGTGCGAATGGAGATGGCGTACCAAATACAAGAGCGGATTGAACTTTTCATTGTGGCCGACATGACGGTAATGGACGACACAGAGGCGCAAACGTACGCTCTTCTTATGCGCACACTGCGCAGAGACATTGAACACTTCGTTGCCAAGTGGGTTCCAGGATCAACGGTGATTTTCTGGCTGCCCGGGTTATCGGCCGAGGTGAAAACACTAAATCCATGTGCTTTTCTAAAAGCCGATGACCAACTCGGCGAGGAGGTGCCAAGTGCGTGAGAACAAGTACCGGTCAACCATCACTAGAGCGGTGGAAGAAGCGGGTGGTAGGGGCTTACCCGTTGAGAACGTGGCGCAGGAAGATACCCCGGACATGGTAATCACCCTGGACGGGATCACCCTGTTAGCCGAGCTCAAGTCCTTGGAAAGCTTACCCGCAAGGCCAGAAACCGCGATAAAAATACGCCATTACACCCTAGGCCAGCTCCGATTTCTGATAGATTGGTGGAAGGGTGGTGGAAATGCCTTGCTGGCTGTCCGTTCCCCCACAGGTGAGTCACTGCTATTCACCCCCACCCAAGCTATAAGGGTGTACGCGGGTCTCCCGTGGGACTTGCTACGTTGCAATGCAGCGTGGAAGGGGTACCCGCGCGGTCTGGCGCAGGGGCTGTTGCAAGCGGTAGAAATGGCGCACCAGCAGCGCAAGAAAATAGTGGCGACCGTGGTACCGCCCCACACTCCAGTAGCAGCAACGCTGCACGAGCTCATCAACGGGTGTCAGCAAAGCTCAAGCTACCTCGGCGCCGCTTCCACGGAGGTTTCCATGCTGCTGGGTAGCAGCGAGGCGACCGAGACGTTACAGTGTGTGTCAGGGTGGTTGCTCGATATGGCCGAGCAACTCCAAACCCTTCTTCTGCAGGTGGATACCAAGCATGCCAAGTGAACCGGCTTTCACCGATTGGATTCACCCACGTTGTCCGCGCTGCGGTAGTAGAAGGGTACACGTACGGGTTGACGCAGGGGTGGCACATTGCGATAACTGCGGGTGGGAAAAAGCGTTTGACATTGAAGAGCTGGCTTCCGACACGGACCACGGTCCAGTGGTGGCAGGCCCTACAACCAGGAGAACACCATGCGAAACAAAAGACAAGTAGAGCGCGAGCTTATTTACTCGCTGGTAGAAGTACTGCAGAGGTTTGGACCAGGCACCGAACTCCGCGTGAACGATCAAGGCGCCATGGAGGTGTTTGTGCCCGAGCACGTTAGACCGGGGCGGGTGATCCCCATTGTGGACCGTATGGAATGCACCGTGCCCTTGGGGTCCGTTGTTGGGGTGTACGGGGAGTGGAACAATGTCGCGTGACCACAATACTATGGGGCGGTGCGGCGCATGCGGTGCACTGGCAGTCACCAAGCTGTGCTCAAACTGCATAGGCAACCTACTCGATGAGTCCAACGACCGACCGGATGACGCCGAGCTAATGACCGGTTCCACCACCATGTGGGGGGATACCAAGCGCAACCGCTGTGGAGGCAAACCAAGGAAAAAGAAATGAACCGTTGTAACTTATGCCAGTTCCCAGTAGACCGAGTGGATACGTACTGCCCAATGTGCGAGATCGAGTTGGCGCGTAACCTACCACGCATCGCTAGGGACACACCAATCCAGAGGGTGGCTATCCCACCCTCTGGCTACGTTCACAGAGATCGAGCGCCAACACGGCATAGGAGCGATAGTAGCCATGCACGAATCGCAGCGCACAACAACCAAGCAAAGTAGCAACGTTGAGCTATCAGCAGAACAACTCCACGTTCTTTTATTCACTCTTGGTATCGTTCAGCGAGGTGTAATCTACCGCAATCACTACTTGGTTAGCATACGATCCCAGGCGTTCGGGCACTGTACTGCTCTGGAGGAGAAGGGGTTATTCAAGCTGGTTGAATTGCAACCAGAATTGTTGGGGGACCCCAACTACCGCTGTTTCGCAGCTACCGAACAAGGGTTGGTAGCTGCACGACCATATATGAGGCAGGAATGATTCGCCCGCTGACCTGTAATAGCTGCGAACACTATAGGGTATGGGTACCACCCCAGCACACCAAACCAACACACCGTGGAAGCGTAAAGCTGCACACTGCGTGCGCACTTGGTCACTCCGTGCTACCACTGCAGGAGCTGGCCAAGTGTAGATGGGGTGTGTATCTCCCTGGCAGCGACGAGCACGACCAGTAGTGGCTATCGCCGGCCGTAAGTCGATAGCAACAAACAATTGTACCTTTGTTTGTATGTTCGGCTATTCTATAGTCGTACCAAGCAACCAACCCCAACACTCAGGAGAACCACATGTTCGAAAATCGCATTGATCAAGAAACCCTGCCGGAAGCCATTTATGTACACGGTGTTGGCGAGCGGACCCAGGAACTGGTGTATGACGTACTTCCACCAATTTGGGACCGGCTTGACACTGACCCAGACGCTCCTAATAGCTTCTTCAATTTCGTGCCAGGGCTCGTGGAGCAGGTGGTACGCGCCCGTGATCTCGAAGAGAAACTGGACCGCTTGGCTGCTGGTATTGAGCAGGCCATGGATAGCTTTGACTACAACTAGCAACCTTCTCCGGTAGCCATGGATGGCACCAATCTACAGAGGTACGTCATGATCGGTGTATATACGTGTTGGAACGAGGACCTACTAGGTAAGCGTGCTGAGTTGCGTTACGGGCACGACGGCCTATTTTTGACTGCCAAGTTCCTTGACCCGAAGCTTGCTGCTACGTGGACGCAGCAGTGGCACGTGTTTCCAGCAGCGTGCTTTTGCCCCTTGCAAGAGGAGGTGTAATGCCGTGTTCTACGCACTAGCAGCATATGACGCCATACAGCGCCGCAAGGAGCAAGATTCGTGCTTACGCAGGGCAAGGAAAGAAGCGTGGGGCGAGAACTACAACCTGGAAGGGGTGTACGAAGATCGAGCGGAAGATGCCTACTTTGCACGAGGTGTGGCACTGCAGTACCTGCTCAACCCCACTGACCCGGGGTGCCGTTTCTACTACACACAGCGGATAACAACAAAGAGGAGTAACAAATGGAACAGAACCTACGCAAGAGCGTGAAAAAGCGGATTGTCTCGCTTAAGAAGCAAATAGCCGAGAACAAGGTCGCGGGAGACATGCACAGTAGCAGCGAGCTAGAGTTCGAGCTCTTGGTATTGCGCATTTCGATCTTGGACGCTACCGCAGCCGAGGTAGTGCGCACGGTGTGCAACACCAGCAAGGGGGTCAAGAACGGCGACTTGATGTCTTGCTTCGTGTGGTCGGAAGTCGAGCCAGGGCCTAAGTACTGGGTTGAACTCAACCAGCGGTTGGAGAGCAACGAGGACGGGTTTGGCTGAGACCACACGTAGTAGGTACAAACGTCGCAAGGACGCGACTGGCGGTACAATGCTCTAACGTATGGGTAAAAGAGAGTGTCAACCAACCTTACTTGAGGATACTACCATGACGCAGACAGAGCGGTATGTGGACAGCCAGCGGGTTTCTGGCGAAGTACTAAGGTGGGGGTTAGTTTGTATTCATCCTTGTATTGTGCACGAGCAAAGGTACAACAAGGGGGATCTGCTGCAGGGGCAGTTCTACCGGACCCGGATGGCGGCACTGTTGGCACGTAACAATATACACCACTCGGCGCCATTTGATGCCGTATTACTTGAGGTAGGGCAATCATGAAGATCCATGTGTTAATACACAGCATCGCAAAGAAAGCGGTGCTGTGCCAGAAAGCAGAAGACACCGGTCCACTGCGGAGGGTAGCGTGAACACTACCGAGGGTTACTACGTTATCAGGCTCGGACCACAAGGCGAGTGGAAACCACTGGGGGTATACACAGATCAGGGCGCCAAGCGTCGCGCAACCATGATCGCTAACAAGGAGGAGGTGCGCGAGGTGTACGTTGGGATCAAGCGCCCCGGCGGAGGCGTGCACCCCCTGTTCGCTAAGTACATGAATAACTCAAACAAGTGGGTGGAAATATGAATGGGAAAAGTGTCCGGTGTATCTGCGAGGGGTGCGTGTACGCACTATGGGCCACGACCGCGGCCGGTAAACGCCACCCAAACGGGAACGGGCGGTGCATGTACGAGATAAAGCTACCAGTGCTGCCTGCAGCGTTCCACACGCTAAATCGCGTGTGGAACCCGCGGGGCCTAATCTGCGGAGGCTATATCCAGCGTGCTACCAAACATAGCGAAGCATATCCCACTGAACCCTGTGTATACCGCTCGGAGATATAAGCATGGGCAGTATGACTTACATCCGTCGCATGTACCGGGTACTGGCCTACAGAGGTGGGCGCGTGAGCTACTTGTTTGGTGACGGCATTCGCCGGTTCGGTCGCATTACTGGTTCGCGCTGCGGGTTGTTGAGGGTACTGGTTGGCAATACACACCGTATGCTGGTGCACCCGAAAGACACCCGCTTGGTATATGAGGACCACGTGAAATGAACCACCCTGCACTATTCGGCGTCAAATGCCACCAATGCGGTTGGTTTGTGGCATTCATCGACTCCAAAGATGTCAGCGAAGGGTTGCTACCAGTTAACCACGTGTGGAACTGGTTGAACAGGGGTTACACCGTGGTACCGCTGTGGGACCCCAATTGGTCGCGCACCGCTCCACCATGCTTGTGCTCGGAGATGTACCATGAACATAAAGAGCTATTACGTTATGGTTCCAATCCGGGATGAGCTACCGCGGCCGGGGCGGCTGTTCATTATGGTTTGTTGCCCAATTTGTGGGAAGTCCGAGACCATGTTGAACGGTGCCACCCAGCTGCCAGAGCCGCACGGTTACGGCGAGGGGCGCTGCGGCGGGGTGGCGCCGTGGAAGCTGCACCCAGCGGGGCTAGTGCGTGGGTAGCTGGGGCGAACAGGGCGTAAGCGTGGGCGCCGAACGGAATCGGCCCGCTACAATGGTATTGGTATGGTGCTTGGAGGCGCATGGAGGCGCCCAGAGCGCCTAGGAGGGTATGATGGAAGGTACATATACGGGTCCTGACAAGCGGTTCGCCGGTAAGACGGCGCTGCTGCGTGAATGCGTAGAGGTCGAGGGGCTTGTTCTGGCACAGTTTGATGACATGGACCTTAGACCATGGTGCTATGGGTGGCACCCCTTCCCCGCTAAGCACTTCAAGATTGAAACGCCAGAGGAGGGCTAGGCACTTTGTGCGCGGGTAGAATGGCGGTTACCATATGACCTATTGTTTGCCATAGCAGTCCTCCCCGCGGCCATAACGGCCGATGCCCGTTGAGCCAGTGCCCCCTCGCTGGCTCTTTTTTTGCCCCGGGAAAGCACTTTGGGTGCCGGGGGTGCCGGAGGTGCCGGAGGTGCGACCGGGGTGCGACCGGGGTGCGACCGGGGTGCGACCGGGGTGCGACCGGGGTGCGACCGGGGTGCGACCGGGGGTGCCTATTGGCCTATGCCCTATTACGTAAGGAAATACAAAAAGCAAAAAAAATTTGGGAAATATTGGCAATAGTGCCAATAATGCCAATAGGGGGCAGGTAACTGGTTGAAATTGTTGGGCAGAATTGTATTGGGTGTACTTATTACCACAACCGTTTTTGTAATATAGGAGACAGTCAACAGGGGGGGTTTAGTCGGTAACCCTCCTAGTTGCATGGCGAACTTGTGCTTTTTTTGTTGGGGTGCCCACCCGGCTTCGCGCGTAGTGGCCCTGTGCTGCCCACACAGCCCACGGCGTACATAGCGGTATCGACGACGTCGACCCCTGGTATACTTTCGGTCTAGAATAGAAGTGCTCCCCAGATACCATTGACCTAAGGAAGTGAACCATGTCAAACCCGCACGAACCAACAGACGCCACGAGACGGGTGGTGGCCGTGTTGACTGCCGCAGGTATACGCCAGGAAATCATTGGCCGAGCCATAGGCGTGTCTGATACCACCCTGCGTAAGTACTATCCAGACGAGATTGCAATGGGCACAGACATCGCTACTGCTCAAGTAGCTGGGTGCCTGTTTAAGAACGCCACCGAGAACATGAACGTGGCTGCACAGATCTTCTGGTTGAAGAGTCGCTCCGGGTGGAATACCCCCCAGGTGATACAAAACCCAGACGGCTCTGCGCTCGCACCTGTACACCTGATGGTTGAGTACGTTGATGCCAACACCCACACGAGCACCGGAGATTAAGTAACGTGACTACTGTACGCTTACCTGCAATAACCAATGCAGAGGGGCAGTTTGTTTCAGCACTGCTGAGCATGACCATAGTGGACAAAGCTGGGGCGGTACGCACCTGTTGGCGTATCAGCGACGGGACGGCCGTGTCAGAACGGCGGGCGTGGCATATCCCACCCGAGGGGTTGGTGCTTAATCTGGAACCCACTGTCAATCTGGCCATTGACGCCGACGGCTCGCAGACCTGGTACCGCTGCGTCTTGTCTACAGACACCACCCTTGAGCGCTACGACTTGGTGGTACCGGACAGCCAGGAGGAGCAGTCGTTCTTTGATCTGGCCATGCTCTCGGCCATCGACCCAGGTAGCTTGTTATTCTCGCAGCTGCTACCTGACTATGCAGACGGGGAGGTACCCGCGGTGCTGGTATTGCAAGCGGGTGAGGGCGGCAATACCCCTTCCTGGTTGCCAACGAGCCTTGACATGTTCGTGGTTGGGTGGGACGACATGTCGCGCGAGGCTACAGCAATACCCACACAGGGGCAACAAGGTGACCCAGACCGGGACACGGACGGGTCCTTGCTGTTTAGCGGTTCTTCGATAGAACAGATAGCGTGCCTGTACCAAATGAGACACGTGTGGGTAGGTACTCCCATACGTCCACATATGCACTGGGCTAAAACCACGGCTGCGAGTGGGGACGTGGTTTGGGAGGAACGGCACCGTATCTGGAATAACGGTGAAGTACCACCCGATTGGTCTGCTTGGACGGCCGCCACTCTACGTTCACTCCCGATCGATGACACCCTGCGTACACTCGTTGACGCATGGGACCAACTTGACATGACGGGCAAGCGTGTGAGTTGCATGGTGTCGGTACAGTACCGCAGGAACCCAACCGCAGTCGGGGACACCTACACTGCTGACGCCCGGTTGTATGACGCCGACATACACTACCAGCGGCTCGGTGGTAGCCTTCAGGAGTACCCAACATAACCCATGGTGGTACATCATTCAGCGGTGTGGTTGAGGTACCATACCCACACCGCAGCTAGCGGGGCACTGGCATAGGAGAGAACTAGATGAACAAGAAATATTTGCGTACACGTATTCACCAGATAATAGCGGACACAGCACAGTTAGAGGGGCTAACGGGTGTTCCGTGTAACACCCACACTACTCAGTTCCTAGCTACAGTGGCGCTGACCGAGTCCAATTTGACGACACGGTATCAGCTAACACCCGGATTGCCTGGACCAGCACGTGGCTTCTGGCAGTTTGAGCTCAACGGTGTCAAGGGGGTGTTCAATCACCGCCGCACGCGCAAACCCCTAGCTCAACTGTGTGCGTCCTGTTCAGTGGAACACACCCCATCAGCTATCTGGCGTGCGTTGGAAGGGCACGACATGCTCGCTGTTTCGCTGGCTAGGCTACTGCTGTGGACAGACCCGTACCCTCTACCCACCGAGCGGGAGGAAGCGTGGTTGTGCTACTCTCGCCTATGGCGCCCAGGTAAGCCGAATAGACGGCGGTTTGACGAATCGTGGTCCATGGTAGAAAACGCGCTATACCAGAACGAGGAATAGCCCCGTGTATGCGCTCACCCAGCAGGAACAGGTAGAGAAGAGGGTGCGGGTTCAGCTCCCAGCGTGGAGCCGGGTTTTGGACGAGCCGCGTAGATACAAGGTTTGTTATGGTGGACGCGGTTCCGGTAAGTCGTGGACCTATGGGCGAAAGTTGCTGCTGCGTGCGGTAGCTCGCCCCCTGCGTATACTGTGCACCCGTGAGCTTCAGGTCAGCATCAAGGACAGCGTGCACCGTCTGCTTAGTGACCAGATAGATGCAATGGGGTTGCGGCAGTACTTTGACGTCAACAAGACGGGGATAGTTTGCAAGGTGACTGGTTCAGAGTTCCTATTTAAGGGGCTACGCCACAATGCGTCTGAGATCAAATCAACAGAAGGGGTGGACGTTTGTTGGGTCGAAGAGGCGCATGGTGTATCACACGAGAGCTGGCAGCTACTCACCCCCACGGTGCGTGCACCAGGTTCAGAGATCTGGGTCTGTTTCAACCCGGACCTTGAAACAGACCCAACCTATCAGCGCTTTGTTGCGTCGCCACCCCCTTCGGCGCTTGTGCGGTTAGTTAATTTTAGGGATAACCCGTGGTTCCCAGAAGTGCTAGAGGAGGAAAGGCTGTATCTGCTAGGGTCTGACCTTGACGCATATATGCACGTGTGGGAGGGTAAGCCGCGCAAGCGCAATAAGGCGGCTATACTAGAAGAAAAATGTGTGGTTGACCGGTTCAGCATTAGTGACACGTGGTCAGGCCCCTATTACGGTATCGACTGGGGGTTTGGTTCCGATCCATTCGCATGTGTCACATTGTATGTTGACGAGGATAAGAACAGGTTGTATGTACGAAGGGAGACGTGGGCACTGAAGCTGGAGCTGAATCTCACTGCTCCAAGAGTGCGTAAAGAACACCCTGGAATAGAGCGGTACGTGGTACGCGCCGACAATGCTAGACCCGAGTCAATCTCACACGTATCACACACCCCCGTGGGCGAGGCACTGCCACGCATAGTGGGGGCGGACAAGTGGCCAGGGAGCGTTGAGGACGGTATAGAGTACCTGCGCACCTTTGACGCCATAGTTATCCACGAGGAGTGTACCCACATGCAACAGGAAGCGCATGACTACTCCTACGCGGTGGACCCCAGAACTGGCGACGTATTACCGAAGATAGTAGATAAGCATAATCATTTGTGGGATGCTATTCGGTATGCGTTAGCCCCTCGGATAAGGCAGCGCAAAACAAACACAGCTTACGCGGGCACGCACCGCTAACAGAGGCCAACCATGTCCATACTTGATTACTTCCGGTCCAGGCAACCAAGCACTGGTGCTTCACTAGCAGTACCAGCCCCAGCCCCAGCCCCAGCCCCTAAGCCAGCTGGTTCTATGCTGTCCAAAGAACAAGCGGTCGAGACAGCGCTTGACCTGTTGTCCCGCTTAGACGACCCGGATCTGGTGTTGCAGAAGCTGGGTATAGCAAGGTGGGACCTTAACCGGTTGGAAACGGATGACGAGATAAGCGGTGCGCTTGAAACCCGGCGGGAAGCTGTCATGGCAGTACCCTGGCACCTTGACCCGTACGACTCCGAACAGGCTGAATGGTTGGAAGCGCATCTGCGCCCGCACATGGAAGACTTGTTGGTCACGGCATGGACAGCCATCCCGTATGGGTACAGCGTGCAGGAACTCGTCTATACTCGCATGGATGGCGGCCGTATAGGGTTGGCACGCGTTGCCTCCAAGCCCATGTCCTGGTTCGAGCCTAGGCGAGACGGTACCCTGTGGATGACCTTGCCAAACCAGACCGCAGCGCAACAAGTAGACACCAAATTTAAGTTCGTGCTCACCCGCAACCGCCCCTCGCACACTAACCCTTACGGCGAAGCGCTGCTGTCCAGGGCGTATTGGCCCTGGTTGTTCCGGGTTAACGGGTGGCAGTTCCGCATGAGATTTCTTGAGCGGTTTGCAGACCCGTTGCTACTTGGTAAGGTCAACAACCCCCAGGGGTTCGTAGACGCCATGACCGCTTTGGGGATGACTGCCATTGTGGGGGTTGGCCCAGACGAGGATGTATCGGCAGTGACCGCTAGCGGTAAAGGGGAGTTCAGCGAAACCGAAGACGCGCTGGTCCGGCGCATACAGCGGTTGATCCTGGGGCAGACCGCTAGCTCAGGCGACGCGGGCGGTTTCAGTAAGGGCCAAATGCAAGAGAACGTCCGAATCGATAAGCGCAACGCGGACGTTCGGCTACTCACCCGCTCGGCACAAACCGTGGTCTCTGGTCTGTGGCAGCTGAACAACTTTCCAGGGGAACCGCCCAGGTTTGTGCTTGAAGACGGCACAGGGTTGGAGTCAGAGCGGGCGGATCGGGATGCTAAGCTGGTCTCAAGTGGCGTGGTTAAGGGGTTCACTGAGCAGTACATGCTTGGGAACTATGACTTCGAGCCGGGGGACTTGATATTGGCCGCCCCTGGTGAGCAGGAAGGGGAAGCAGCCGAGCAGCCAGACATTGATGACGGGGTTGACCCCACTAGCAGCGAAGCTGATGCAGAAGACGCTGATGCAGAAGACGCTGATGCAGAAGACGCTGATGCAGAAGACGCTGAGGACATGCACGCACCCACGCGAGCCAGCATTGCGCGAGCCATTGCCCAGCTCGCCGAGGAACGTAGGGATTTGGCAGAAAACCCTGTTGATCAGTTGACTGAGGACCAGCAGGAACTGGAGGGTCTGGCAGACAGTGCCCTGGCAGACAGTCCGCAGCCACTACCGCCGACCTTGCTGCGTGAGGCAATACTAGCAGCCACCGACCCCGAGGACCTGGTAGAACGCCTCTTAGGGCTGTACAGCGGCGACAATACCGCAGCCTTTCGGGACATGGTAGAACGCGCCCTGTTTGCCGCTGACGTGGTTGGTTACGTGTCCGCTGATACCCACATGGGGCAAGATCACCTTGGGCTTGACGACCAGGAGGGGCAACAGTGAACGTAGGGTTTCCACAAGAAGCCTATGACTGGGCAAGCAAGCGCAAGGTGGTACTACCCAGTGAGTACTATGGCGAGCGGCACGGGCTAGCCCGTGCTGAAGCCTTTTCCATCGCCGGTGTCGGTAGCGTAGAACAGCTCGCCGAGGTGTTGAACTCGCTAAATGAGCACATGGTTAGCGGCGAGACGTTTGAAAGCTGGGTGAAGAAGGTACGAGCTGGGCAAGTACCATTGACGCTGCCAAAACACCGCTTGGACAACATTTACCGGACCAACATCCAGTCAGCATTCGCGCGTGGGCGGTGCTTCCAGCAAAGCAGGACCACGCTCACCCACCCCTGGTACATGTATGACGCGGTCAATGACTCCCGCACCCGCGAGGCGCATCGTGCTATGGACAACTATCTGGCCAAGTACGACGACCCGATTTGGGAGAAGTGGACACCACCCAATGGCTACCGCTGCAGGTGTAGGCGCATTGCCTTGTCAGAGAAACAAGCCGCCCGCATGAAGGAAAGGCAGGTACAGGGGGACGCACAGGAGCCAGGGCGCAGCGATCGCCGGGCAGGCGCTGCCCTAGCAGGCCCCGACACGGGGTGGGACTACAGCGTGTGTAAGGAGCCGCAAGCTGGCACCCAGCGGGCGGTGACCAGGGTGCGTAAGAAGCCAGTAGCTAAGCCACCCGTGGTATCCACCCCCAAGACTGCCGAAAAGGTGGTGGATGCCGCAACCAGCGCACCCAAGACATTGGATGATTTTATCGCCTCTGGTGCGAACGCACTGCAGGCGCTGAAGGACGCGGCAAGGGTACCCTACTTCAAGCAAGTGTCTTATGACGCCGTGGCGTTCGCACGTGTTCAGAAGGCGTTAGCAGACCTGCTCAAACCACGCATCGACCCCAAGGTCAAAGTGAGGTTTGAACTACTTGGCACCGACACAGCATTACAAGAACAAATCCCACGTGCTGTGTCGGTGCTACCTAGCGAGTGGCTGCAGAAGGTGAGTAGTGGGCGATTGAAGGTGCGGCGTATACCAGAGCGCAGGAGTTACGCTAATAAAAACGTGCTTAGTATTGGTCCAGACGTTCCAGATGAGGTGGTACTGCACGAGTTCATGCACTATGTGCAAGAAAAGATACCCGCCATGAACTATTTGTTCCACCAGTTATGGCAGCGTAGGACTCAGGGGGAGGAACTGGTGCCCTGCTACCCGAACAAGAAGGGTAGTACTGAGATGTGCAAGAAGGACCGGTTTATAAACAGGTACATGGGGAAGGTGTACACCATTGGCAAGCGTTCAGCGCCAGACGAAATGATTACCATGGGGTTTCAATACTTGCTTGGTCAAAACCAACTAAATTTCGCCATGTTCCTTGACCAGGACCCTGAATACGCTAAGCTAGTGCTCGGCATATTGCTCCACTTCTAGGAGACCTACTATGCGCATTGTACTGATAGGGGACCAACCAGAGAACAGCGTTGTTGTGGAGTGGGACCCGGAGGCAGGGACCTTCACCGGCGAAGGTGACGGGGTGTTGCAGGTGCGCACCCTGGTAGAACGCGCCAAAGCTGTTGGATGGGTGGTCACCCATCCATGGCCTTCTGTCTACCCCTGCGTTGACCCTCAGCACAACCCCCGGGATCTCGCCCTGGTGTTGAGTTCGGTGTGGCATCTACCAGATGAGCTAGACACCCTGTTGCCCAAAGAAAAACCAGCGGTCGATGGTAGGGTGTATTAACTCGCGACAAACATTTTACCGGAGAGTATAATTCGTGCTATGAACGCCAAACGCACCTTGTTCCTGAATGCCCCCCTCAACCTGGCAGCAGCCAGCGAGGGGGGCCTACCTTCTACGTTCCAGGGTGACGCGTACACCGGGGCTGTGGTCGAGGAGTATGGATACCGTTTTATAGTTGACCTGTCTCAAACCGCGGTCGAGCCCAAACACGCCCTGCTCCACGAGCACCAGCGGTCTGCCGTTATTGGCTTGGTGACGCAGAGCACTAACAACGGGCAACAAATAACCGTATCCGGCGACCTGTACAGCGACGTAGATGCAGCAGCCAAGGATATAGCGATCAAAAGCCAAAAAGGGTTCCCTTACCAAATGTCCATAGGTTTGTACGGGGTCAAGGAAGTAGCACGGATCAAGGATGGTGAAACCCTGTCGATCAACGGTCGGCAGGTCGTGGGACCCATAACCGTTCTGCGGGGCGGTACAGTGCGCGAAACCTCAGTGGTCACGCTAGGTGCGGACAGTGCCACCAATGCAGCGTTCTTTGCGGCGCATGACGCGGAGGACAGCCAGTCACTCACTAACACTGTTGGAGACAACAACATGACCGAAGAGCAATTGACCGCCCGTGTCACCGAGTTGACCGCTCTGGTGACCCAGCTCACCGCCCGCGCAGAAGCGGCAGAGGCACAAGCGACCGCCGAGCTGGCACGTGCCGACGAGCTTCAGGCAGAGCTCGCCACCCTGCGCACCGAACAGCGTAGGGCCGAGGTGGTTGCCGCCTTGACCGCCGCTGGCGAACCGACTACGGACAGCGACGTGGTACCCTACATGTCAATGGCGCAGGAACAGTGGACTGCTGTCAAAACCCTTCTGTCCCGCCACGGTGGCACCCGCGACCACTTGTTTACCGAGCAGGCAACTGGTGGCGATAGCTCTGGCGTGGTCATTGACGCTGGTGCTATCTACGCCGCCCGTAGAGTGGCCAAGTAACCACATTAGCATTCACCGTAACTACTCACCAGCTAACCAACAAGGAGTTCTAATATGACTTCTCTCACCGAACCCACCCGTGCTCAGAGCTTTGTTGTTAGCGAGGCGCCGGGTACTCTCTCTCGCGAGGCCGTGACCATTGCCTCTGGCACCGCTGCCCTGTCCCCTGGGGCGGTTGTAGGGCGTCTGCCAGCGACCGGCGAATACACTGCCTATGACCAGACCGCCACCAATGGTAGTGAAGTGGCTGCTGGGATCGTGCTGGAAGCGGTTGACGCTTCCGCTGCTGCTGCAGACGTGGCCATTCTGGCACGTCAGGCCGAAGTGGCTACCGCCCGTGTCAGCTACACTGGATCACGGGTAAAGGCGTCGCTGGCGACCGGTGTGGTCGGCAACAACAACGCCATTACCTGGACCGCCCGCGACTACGGCCGCCCTGGCAACCTGATCTCGGTGGCACTGGTAGACCCCAGCGGTAACAACCAACCCCTGGCCGTCTCGGTCCTGGACCTTGCGGTCACCGTGTCTCTGGCCACCAATGGTGCCGGTACCATCACTAGCACTGCCGATGAGGTCAAGGCTGCGGTGGCGGCGTTGGACGCAGCGAACGCCCTGGTGGTCGGTACCGATACAAGCACCAGCGACGGTACCGGTGTGGTGGCAGCGGTAGCAGCCACGAGGCTCTCGGGCGGCAAGGACCCAATCACCGACTTAGCCGCGAACAACGTGATATTCCGCGCGTGATAGAATGGCGAACCATTTCAACCTTGGAGAATAGAAAATGACCATGACCGACCCGTTCGCCGCTACTCCTGGCTTCACCCTGCGTGAGCTGACGGCCGCCATCAACAATCTCCCGTACGCCCCTGGCAGACTCGGCGAGATGGGGTTGTTCAACGAGCGCGGTATTCCCACCACCATCGCCTCCATTGAGGAACGCAACGGCGTTATTTCCTTGGTCACCCCGCAGCCACGCGGTAGTGTGGGGCAGCCGGTGGATCGCACGACCCGCAAGCTGCACCCGCTCACCATTCCTCACCTGCCCCAGAACGATCAAATTCTGGCCGCTGAGGTGCAGGGTGTACGCGCCTTTGGGAGCGAGGACCAAGCGCAGCCTCTAACCCAGCGTAGGGACGAGGTGTTGGGTTCCATGCGAAGCAATATTGACTACACCATTGAGTCACACCGGGTCACGGCGGTCAAGGGTAGCTACATGGACGCCAATGGAGACGCCACCAGCTTGTTCACTCTGTTCGGTGTGGCACAGCAGACCCAGGATATGGCGTATTCACCCAGTGCCTCCAGCGGGCAGCGGGCAGCATGTTTCGGCGTGCACCAGAAGATCAAGGCCGCCCTGGGTGGCCTACGATATAGCGGTGTCACGGCACTATGCTCGGATGCGTTCTGGGCACTGTTGATTGAGGACCAGGACGTCAAGGCAACCTACCTGCAGACCATGATGGCGGCTGAACTTCGTAACGACCCGCGTCAGGCATTCTTTTACGGTGGGATTGTATGGGAATGGTACTCCGGCACCAGCGATGTGAAGGTTGACGATGGTTTTGCTTACGCGGTCCCGATGGGTGTTCCTAATCTGTTCGTTACCCGTTACGCCCCAGCCGACTACATCGAGACGGTGAACACGCCAGGGCTGCCGTACTACGCGAAGGCCGAGCCGCTGTCGATGGGTAAGGGGTGGAAGGTTGAATCGCAGTCCAACCCGCTGAACATTTGCACGCGCCCGAGAGCGATTATCAAGCTGGAAGGGTGATCAATGGCCTACTGCACGGCAGCTGACCTCAAGTCAAGGTTCGGCGAGCAGGAAATACTCCAGCTCGCCGACCGGCAGAACACTGGTGCGGAGAACGCGGACGTTCTTTCTATTGCTATCCTTGACGCCGAGGCAACCATTGACGGGTACCTGTCTGATGGGGGTTATGACCTCCCTTTGGAAGTGGTGCCGTTCATGCTGGTGCGGCACGCTTGCGCCATCGCTCGGTATCTACTCTATACCAACGGCAAGCCTGAAGCAGTGCAGCAGGGCTACGATCGGGCATTACTGTTCCTGGAGAACGTTGCCACGGGTCGGATACGCCTGCAGGTATCCGACCCCACCCCCACTCCAGCGCCAAGGTCACCCATCGCCCCCACTCGCACACCGTTAATGGATGACGACGTGTGGAGCACCTACAGACAATGATTGAAGCCAAGGCGAACACTGCGCCTGTGGTGGCACTGCTGAACCAACTAGGGGCGCACCTAAAGGACCTGACCCCTGCAATGGACAGCATTGCTACCACGTTATTGACAGAGGTGGACCTCGCGTTCACCACTGAGCGCGACACTGGTGGTTATGCGTGGGCGCCCTTGAAAGAAAGTACGCTCAAGCGTAGGCGCGACCAGGGTAGAGATGGCGTTTCAATACTGCGCGACAACGGCTTGCTCGCCACCAGCTTTTCTACCAAAGTAACTAAGTTCAGCGCGACGGTGGGGACGAACGATATCCGCGCTGGGACGCATCAGTTCGGAGCGCGACAGGGTGCCTATGGTAAGACTCGGCGGGGCGGTCCAATCCCATGGGGTGACATACCAGCTCGCCGAATGCTACCTGAACCTGACGACCGGGTGGTGCAGGAGGCTGTTGAGGACGCATTGACCACTTTATTGGGAGCCTACGATGCTTAACTTACGCAGGGTAATAGATCACGCACAAACGGGCGACCTGTTACTGGTTGAAGGGCGATCTATATTTGGTGTACTGATCCGCGTGCTGACTGGGCAACAGTTCAGCCACGTGGCCCTCTTACAGTGGGTGGGGGACGAGTTATACGTGGCTGAAATGAAGGAAATGCATGGTTTTCGTCGAATGCCCTTAGACAAATGGGTGAGCAGCCAAACCCCCACGTCAGCGCTGTACCTTGGTGTGGCACCTACCCCGGTTCGGACGGCCCCCGTGGTTGTGAACGACGGTATAGCATATCTCGAAGAGTTCCATTATGGGTATGCATCTCTTTTTACAATCTGGTTGTCCCAAATACTCCGAAGGACAGTGCGTGCTGTTGGGTCGTACGTATGCTCCACCGCAGTTCAACACGTTTGGGAAAATTGCGGTGTCCACTTCGAGCGCTTAGCCGATCCAGGGGACTACCTGCCACTATGCGATTACATCTACCCGATCAACGCGAATACCAATGGCCGTATCAACTAATTTTCTGCTGCCCGAGCAAACCATAAGCACGCGGCTTACTGAGCTATTTGCCGAGGGTGGGGCGCCGATTAACTCTGTGCGCGTGCTTTCGGCCGAGAGCATAGCAGGGGTTGAGCTGGGCGCCTTACCAACCCCCTGCGTGTGTGTGGTGTACCTGGGGGATAGCTCCGTAAAGTCTCTTGGTGCTGGCCGAGCGGCGCAGATAGAGCAGACTTGGGGGGTGGTTGTGGCTGTCCGCAATGTTCGAGAGTACACTAGCGGCACAGCGGCGCGGGCGGATGCTGGAGTGATAATTACAGCGGTCCTGGAAAATCTACTCGGGTGGTCCCCGTCCGCAGGGTGGTCGCCTCTTAACCATACCAGGAGCTCGCACCGCCCTGGATATTCTAACGGGGTGTGGTTCCACCCGTTGGCATTTACCACAACTATTGAAGTGAGGTCCAGAAATGACTGACTTTTCCAAACCCCTACTCCTCGCCGGTGACCTGTACATTGGCGACGCTTCAACCGACGGTACCTTTGCCGAGCTGGACGGTCCGTTCGAGACCGACAAATTGGCGGTTCAGCCAAGTGCCAACACCGTTGAAATGACTTCCAAAGCCATTGCCACTTACGGGCAGGTTATCTCATCGGTGGTGTTGCCCGGAGTAACCAATGTGTCTATCAGCTTCATGGACATACCGGCGGAAATCCTGGCTCTCATGTTCATGGGCACCTTCGCTGCGCTGACTCAAAGCGGCTCCACTGCTACGGACGAGTCAGTGACCGCTGCTCACGATCGGTGGGTACCGCTGGCAAAAAAGAAAATCACTGCTGGCTCGGTGGTGGTTACCACGGACCCCGCTGGAACCACCTATACGGAAGGAACCGACTACGAGATAGAGTATAATACCGGTATGCTCAAGGCGCTGAGCACGGGGTCCATTTCAGACGCACAAGCCCTGTTGGTTGACTACGCGTACGGTACTATCGCCGGTGACACGGTCACTCTGGCAACCAGCTCCCAGCAGATCAAGGGGCTGAAGCTGGTCGGCGTAAACCTGCACGATAACACCCCGTGCGAGTTGCTGCTCTACCGCGTCAAGCTGCGTCCGACCGGTGAAATGGACCTCAAGGCAGGTGAGCACGTTAAGGCGGACCTATCCGGTATCGCCGAGACCCCCACCGGCATGTCCAGCCCCGGCTCCTTCAGCTATCTTGGGTAATATGACTCGGTAACCTCCAACCACAACTTGAGGTCCGTTGACTATGGCTGACCGTACATTTGAACTTGCCCTACAAATAAGAGCCATAGTTGACGGACAGCGACAACTACTGGAAATGGTGGCTGCCCTGGAAAGGACCGGGGAGCTCACCAAGGAACAAGAGACCACCCTCGCAGGGTACCGCCAAGAGCTTAGCCGCACCTCTGACCAGCTCGAACAAGCAACTTCCACCATTGCTAAAGGTGGGGATAGCCTCCAAGGCTTATCCCGGGACTCTGGGCGAGTTGATCAGGAGCTTAGCCGTGTAGCCAGTACTCTAGGCCGCACTGGGAAGGAAACACAGGGGCTGCAAAGGCGCGTAGACGACCTGGGTACCGAGCTGGGGGACGCTTCGGCCGCAAGCAACAAAACCAACAAAGAACTTGATGATCTAGCTCGCGCCATGGACCAACTGGGGGATACCGCTGACAGTAGCGGTACCGCAGTCGGCGATATGCGCCAGCAGTGGCAACCCCTGGGAGACGAGGTTAAGGAGATGTCCCTTGACCTTGACCATCTTGAGGGCACTATGACCGATGTGGACCAGGCAGTGGCAGAGCTGGGTAACCAGTTCACCCGCACTGACCGGGACATTCAAGGTACGACCCAAGAACTAAAGAAAGCAGACAAGGCTGCTGATGGTGTAGCCGAGTCGCTAGACAAGGTAAAAACCCGTAACACCTTCTGGGCAACTATGCGCAATGGTGCTGAACAAGCGGGTAACGGTATCAAGGGGCTATACAACCAGCTTTTCAGCCTTAAGAACCTTATTGTTGCCACTGCCGCTAGTTGGGGGCTATTCAAGGTTGCTACTGACGCCATCGAGGCGAGCAGTAAGTTCGAGCAGATGCAGTCCCAGCTAGTACTCATAGAGGGGTCGGCAGGGGCTGCTGCAGATCGCATTGACCAGCTTAACAAAACCTTCACGGCTGGTCAGGTGGATAAGGCAATCGATGCGTACGTGCAGCTATCCCGCTTTGGCTTGAAGCCTACCGTCGAGCAGGTCCAGTCGCTACTAGACGCTAATGCTGCTCTAGGCGGGCAGACAGAGAACCTAACCGGTATCATTACCCAACTTGGTCAGGCATGGGGGAAGCAGAAATTACAGCAGGAGGACATTATTATCCTGTTGGAACGTGGGGTCCCGGTTTGGGAACTATTGGCGAGTGCCACTGGTAAAAACGCGCGTGAACTGCAGGAGCTGGCTTCTAAAGGCCAACTTGGTAGAGTCGCCATTTCAGCCCTCATTGACGAGATGGGGCGTGCCAATGAGGGTGCCGCCACCGCTGGGTTAACCACGTGGAAGGGGTTAGTAGGCGAGCTGACCGCCCTATGGGAACGCCTACAGCGCACTATGCTTCAAGATGGTGGTGTATTCGACTTTCTAAAGCAAAAGCTAGCGGAGGTTAACACCCTATTGGAGTACCTGGTAGCCAGCGGTAGGGTTACAGAGTGGGCCAACCAGTTTGGCAAGGCCGTGACCGAAGTGGGCACCTATGCTGAAGCAGCAATAAAGGCCCTGCAGGGCGTGGTTGGTGCGGTGCGGGTGTTTGTCAACGGTTTCACTGCTGGTATTGAAGCAATTGGGGCCGTAATCACAGGATTCTATGCCTCCATGATTGAAGGAGCGCAGAAGGTACTGGAGTTCCTTGGGGCTGACCAGTGGGCGGCCCGTGCGAGGGAAGTGGCCGACAGTGTACGCGCAGTGCAAAAGGGTTTCCTTGATGCATTAGCCGAAGATAGCGAAGACGTACGCGCTGCGTTTGCACAGCTCGGCGATAGTATGGGGGAAACTAAAAGCGAACTCGGCAATCTACTGGATGAGGCCAAACAGTGGAAGGAAGGCATCAAGCTAGCAGCTGACCAGACGGAAAAGGGTGAAGAAAGCATCGCCGGTTTAGGTACTGCTGCACAGCAGACCGCTGGAAATCTGGGTGCTATCACTGGGGCGGCCGGGGCGGCCGGGGCGGCCGTAGGCGCAATGGGGGTGTCGCTAGTTGACACCGACAGCGCGATGAAGGAGTTCGGTATTGACCTACAGCAGCTAAAGACTGGTGTAGGCGAAGAACTCACTGGTGCGTTCGATAAGCTGGACGCGGTCATTGCTAGGTTGAACCAAGAGCAATTGACTGCCGAGCAACGGGGGAACGCTTTGGCTCAAGCTTTCGGCGCTGTACTCGATAAGGTCTCAAACCGCGCAGAACTAGATGCCTTCAGAGAAAAGCTAAATACCGTCTTTGATGGCAGCATCAGGGGTGGGCAGCAGTACATGGACATACTCGGCAGGATAGCGGCAAAGCAGCGTGAGCTGGCCGTAACTGCCGACCAAGCGGGGCGTGACATTTCCAGGTGGTACACGCAAAACCTCATCTCCGCCAAGCAATTCGCCGATGGTATGCGCGACCCAATTGGTCGTTATGCTGAGCTCAAGCAAGCTGCGGAAGAAGCTGGTATCGCAGCCGAAGAGGGTGCAAACCGCGCCGTCACTGCATTGAACGCTGAGGCGGACGCTGCGAACAATGCTGCACGTGCACACCAGAGCAGGGGTGAAGCTGCTCGTGGCGCAGGTGGTGGTGGCGGTGGAGCCGTGGGTGGTGGCGGTGGAGCCGTGGGTGGTGGCGGAGGTGGCGGAGGTAGCTATACCCAACTGCAGCCTTCCGCTATCGGCGGGGCGCGTGGCTACATTATTGACCAAATGACTCTGAAAGGGTATCCAGAGTTCACCCCTATAGCGTTGATCAAGTTTGACCAGCTCCGCACCGAACCATCAGCGTTTCGAGGGTTGCCGTATCGTGGGGAAGCTTCCGGCCGCGCCTATAATGCCTACCAGGACAGGTTGTTTGAGATTGCCGATAGGGCGATCGCATGGGCAGTGCAGCAAGCGCACATACAGGAGCGCAAGGAATCCGAGGGCGGTGGCGGTGGCGGTGGCGGTGGCGGTGGCGGTACCAGCCCTGCGCTGAACCGCCCTGGGGGCGGTGCCCCTGCCGGTCAACCGACCCCCTATGGGAACACCGTTTATAGGGGGAGTGGTGTTAAGCCGGGCGGTACCCCATCTGGGAGTACTGTCACGGTCAACGTTAATGGACCTTCTGGGTCGGCTAACCTGAACGGCGAACCAGAAGAAGTGGAACGGTTCTTAGATATACTTTCCCAGTTCGGCTCGACTACCAACTAGCTTGACAATGTATTGCCGTTCATCTCTGGGGGGATTACCATATGGACACATTAGGAGATCGCCGTGTCTATAACGCTTGATGAAATAACACTTCCACCCGACCTGCACTGGGCAAACGAGTTCAACTGGTCGCGGGTGGCGCGTGCTGAAGACTACCTGTTATCTGGTGCGTTGATAGTAGAAGAAACGCTGAAGCAGGCTGGGCGCCCTATCAGACTTTATGGTGCTGTAGCCACACGCAACACAATCGAATCGTTACAAGCGAAGGAAAACCCTGCCGAAGACATGGTGCTTACCATTTATGGCAATCAATTCACAGTTCGGTTTGCTGGCGATAGCCCCATACAAGCCACCCTTTTCGTTCCTGAACAAGCAGACGGCCAGAGCGGGGATACCCTGTTCTGGTTAACGCTCAACTTCATAGAGGTTTAGCATGCCTATACAAGAAACCGATATCCGCTTATTACAAGCACAGCGGATGCAGGACACAGACGATGGTGGCGGGTTAATTACTGGAACCGTGATACTAGACGGTGTTAGTAACATGGTGTTTGATGACATAAGCGGGCTGGACCGCGTGAACGGTGACGTCTCGCTACGCAAGGTGTTTCCGGCGGTATGGACACTGGATACTAACCGTTATTACGGAGCACATATCTCAGTAGACGAGCCTTTTGCAGACCCTCTGGTCGATGGGCTGCTCTTCGACACAAATAGTTGGTCAGATGAGCGGGCTAACGCGGCTAACCAGGTAGAAAGCTACGTTATTGCGGGTCCCACCTCACCCTATTACGTGTGGGGGCGGCACGTCACAGGGCAGCGTTCGTTGCTACTGTGGGGCAGGGTAGGAGTTGCCCCTCCCGATGTAGGCGAGGTCTACTATGTGGTGGAAAATGAGGGAGACCCAGAGGAGTACTTCCAATATGTTCGCCTGGTGAGCGTTGAGGTTGAAACTCGTACGTTCACAGATAACTTTGGTGATTTCCAGCGTGACATTATCACCTGCGAAATCTCTGCGCCACTGCGGTACACCTTCAACGGGCCAGAGGTGACCAGGTCAACCCCAGTAGCACTTACCTGTAAAGTGCGTGAAACGGATGTTGCCGACTCCACCATGTACTATGGCATAACCAACCTAAGTGCAGTAGGTGCCCCGGGGGACACCACCATACAGCTAGCTTCCGTGTACGCGCAACTCGTACCCTCGGCTCGGACAGAGAGCCCCGTCGCTGACGTGTATGTAGGGGCAGATGTCACGCAGCCGTTCACCTCTGGCGGTGAAGAGTTCGGTATCGTTGGACCCGTACACACGGGCAGTATTGACATAACGCTAGCGAACAGGTCATACGTGTACGTGTACTCCTGTGTCCCGATACCAGCCGCAGAAACCATGACGGTCAGCTACCGCGCCCTCAACAAGTGGTACACCTTGCGCGACGTGGGTAATGGCGTCCTTGAGGGACAGGGCGGTGGTGCAGGCTCGATCAATTTCCTCACTGGCACTGTTAGCGTGACCCTTGGGGCGCTGCCTGACGTAGGTTCTGCGGTGGTGTTTACCTGGGGTGGTGTTGTGCACTACGTTGACCGCGCTGGTACCACCCTGAAGACTGCGCCGCGTGTAATGCACTCGCTCGGCGAGCCGGTTGCCCCTGGTAGCGCTTCATTCTCTTGGACCGCTGGGGGTGTTGGTGCGACCGCCACTGCTGCAGCGAACGGCGACATTTCTGGCGATGCCACGGGCCACCTGTGCCATGCGACCGGAGAATTCTGGTTGGACTTCACCACCATACCAACCGCTGGTGGACAGATACAGGTTGACTATGACGCAGACGTAGAAAAACTTGAGATTTTTACAGATCTTGTTGCTGCAGGTGGGGTGGTCAACTTCACCCTCACGAATGTACCCGCGAAAGCTGGATCTGTGCGCTGCTCATGGCAAGTGCAGGACTTGGTTGAGGCTAGCTCCTCAAGCCAAGTAATCGACATTACCCCTGCCTTTGGTCACCGCATTGTAGAGACCGTCAGCGAAGCTTCAGTCCAGTTACGCAAGTACTATCTCAGTACCACCGACGACGGCGCAACCAGCTTCGCCGCTGGTGGAAGCATTAACTACACCACAGGGGCATGCACCCTATCCGTTACCCCCTCGCTGGTAGCCAACAGTTATGATTCGCGGCTCGGCGAATGGTCCAGTGGCGGTAGCCACAGCGTGGAATTCGCTTCAGGTACAGTAACTGTCAAGTACATAGAAAACACGGGTACTCCTACCACCAAACAGGTGTTTGTTGATATCCCGGACGTGACCATCCAGTTTTTACCGCTGTTGGGCGACAGGCTTGTTCCTGGAACCTTGCGCTTCACTCTCGGTGGCACCAACTTCACTGACGGTGCCGGCTTGGGGGTGGTATACTGGGACGACAACACTATTGCCGGTTCCGTTAACTACGAGACTCGCACCGTAACACTCAGTACACACACAGGAGGGTCAACCATAGCGGTCACCAGCTTAGTTTCAGTATATGGCGACTGGATAGGATACGCCTATAGCTTTAGAACTCCCGGTAGCCCCGTGCAACCAGGCTCGCTGGTTATTTCGGCAGTGGCGCATGATGGCACCCTGTTGACCGCGGCGGCTGACGCCAATGGTGACATAACGGGGGATCTGGCAGAAGGTTACATAGAGCAAGATATGGGGGTTGCTTATGTTCGGTTCGGCGAGTCCGTGCTGGACTCTTCGCTGACCCCAGAAGAAAAGGCAGAACCCTGGTATGACGCTGGCGATGTCGATGAGTTTGGGTACATTTGGAAACCCACCCAAGTATACCCGGCAACAGTGCGCTTCTCGGTGGTGGTGTATACCTACCTCCCACTGGACGCCGAGGTGTTGGGGTTGGACCCAGTACGGTTACCTTCGGATGGTAGGGTTCCTATATTCAGACCCGGGAACGTTGTTGTGGTGCACCATGAAGACTCGCTATCAGTCCCGACACCATCGCTGGGCTTAGAGGTGGATTGCGGTAGAACTCGCCTCGCGAGGGTGCGTATATATGACGCTGATGGTGACCGGCTGCTGGAAGACACGGATTACACTGTGGACCTTGACACTGGTATTATCACACTTGGTGACCCTGCAGGGTGGACGGCCCCTTACACCGTACTACACAGGGTGGAAGATATGGCGCTGGCTGCTGACGTACAAATTGATGGTGCGGTGCGCCTGACCCAGCAACTTACCCATGACTTCCCAGCAGATGAAACCTATGTTTCCAGCAGCATGATCCTTGGTGACCTATACGCTAGGGTCGCAGGGTTGTTTGAACAGGAGACGTGGACGGGGGAGTGGTCCGACACCATCATAGGTGACGCACCGCTAAGTAGTTACGACGACGTGAACTACCCCATAGCGGTCACCAACACCGGGGCAATAACAGAACGCTGGGCGCTTATTTTCACTGGTAGCACGTCGTTCATAGTAGTAGGAGAGAACGTTGGTAATATTGGCTCCGGCAACACAGTGTCTGACCTTGCCCCGGTCAACCCAAACACCAGCGTCCCGTATTTTGAACTCGCTGCTCTTGGGTGGGGCGCCGGGTGGTCCACAGGTAACGTGGTTCGGTTCAACACTGTTGGAGCAAATCACCCAGTCTGGTGCGCACGCTCAGTGCAGCAGGGCTCTACCGCTGCTGGAACGGATTCCATGGTAATATACATCCGTGGCGACATAGATACAGAGGTTTAGAAAATGGCAACTACCAGCGTCAAACACTTCACTAGCCAAATGACTGGCGCACCCTCTTTGTCAGGAACAACCGGGACGTTAATCGCCCTGTTAGACGCATGCCTTATTAACGGGTTCAACCTGGTTACTCTCGATAGCTTGGTGGTATCTGGAGGGGTGGCTACCGCGACCAAGTCTGGGGGGCATGGATACTCCTTACACCAGGTGGTTACTATCGCTGGCGCAACCCCGAGCGGGTTAAATGGAGAGCAGCGTGTCTCTGAGATTTTGAGCTCAACACAGTTCACCTTTGCCACTACTGAGGGCGATACTACCGCTAGCGGTACCATAACGGCAAAAGCCTCACCTGTTGGTTCTTGGGAGAAGGCATATTCCGGTACCAACACCGCGTCCTACCGCAGTACGGATGCAGCTTCCACGGGGCATTACCTGTACATAGCGGATGATGGATCACACGCCTCTGGTGCGCGGGTGGCAAAAGTGCGTGGTTACGCAAACATGACTGATGCTACCGACTCAGGTACATGGCCGTTTCCAACGGTGGCCTCAGCAGCATCGGGGTGGTCAGCACTCAAGAGCTACACGGCAGACTCGGCCGCCATGCCCTGGTCGCTGGTGGCGGATGAACTAATGTTCTATTTCGTCGCTTCTCCGCGTGTGTTCTACGAAAACGCTGGGGCTGCTCTGTTTTTTGGCGACATTAAATCGTACCGTGGCGGAGACGGGTACCAGTGCGTTTTGGTTGCACTGGATACGAACTGGTCGGTGTATTCCTCCACTCCATCAATAGGGTGCTATTTCCTCGCATACCTCAACAACATCGCCCAAAGGCGTGGAATGTTGGCGTCAAGATCATACACGGGAGTTGGGGACCCTATTCAATTATCGTGCTTTGGTGGTGACGGCGACCAGGTTTATTCCGGGTATGGCTCTGTTGGCGTGAACATATATACTTACCCGCACCCTATTGATGGTGGCCTATGGTTGACTAAAACGATTGCTAAGGAAGACAGCCATGACAATGTAAGAGGTGAATGGCCTGGTGTATTCACTCTTTGCCATTCACACGTATTTTCACCGTTCTCGGTCGTTGACGGGGTTGGGGAAAATTCAGACCGCGTTGGTATGGCAGTGCAACTCGCACAAGGAACTAGCTGGTCGAACACAGCTTATATTGAATATCTAATGGACATTACGGGGCCATGGAGGAACTAACGTGTGGTTTATTTTTCAAGACAGGTATAGACGTGCTCAACAAAACGGGTACGTTACTCTTCCAAACACAGCAATATATCCAAACCATAAAGTTAGCTCGCGGTGGGTAAACCAAGGCATCATGTACCGTGGAGGTAGGGGGATTATCTCGGCTACCGTTAAAGTCACTCCAGCAACACCCATAAAGTGTAGGGTGTTGCTGTACGAACGTATATCTGGGCGACTACTGCAAACAGCTGTATCCGACCTCGCTGGTAATTACGTGTTCAGGGGAGTCGCTCTACATACAGAGTATTTTGTGGTAGCAGTGCACCCCACTAGGGCATACAACCTCGAAGGTGCTGATGCTGTGTACGCAACACCAATCCCATACCCAGAATGAACATTGGGTTGATAACTGGAGTCCGAAACGCGAGGCTCGCGGTGATACGGGACGCCATTGATGCAGCGGCCACCCCTGGGGTGTTGCGGTTATATGTAGGTACCCGCCCTGCTACTGGTGCAGCGGCCACCCCTGAGGACTTAGTGTGTTCGGTAGCGCTGCAGCAGCCTTGCGCTACCATTGACGCCGGGGTACTAACTTTTCTCTTTGGTGGCGAAACCCCCGCCAGTGCTTCCGGAGAGCCCACTTGGGGGCGATTCGAAGACGGCGACGGTAACCCAGTGCTAGATGGTGACGTCGGTGCGGGCGAGTTGATACAGGTAGACACAGTAACGGTCTATTACGGAGGCTTGGTTTCTGGCAATGTAAGCAGTACTCTCACAGAGGGGAACCCATAGTGTGGCTGAATACGACCTTGTCTTCAAGCGTGCTACTTGGACAACAGACCTTGTTTTCGGATCAGGTGACAGCGAAATACTGGACTCAGTTGTCACTGTTTCTGGCACCCTTGATGGCGTAAGCAGCAGCACAGTCGCTGTTCACTACAACAACAGCGTTGAGCGTCCACTCGGACCGCTCACCTCCTTCCGGCACCAGTATGGAACTGGGTTACCAGCTTCCAGGGTGCTCCCACAGGAGAGCAGTACCCTACTGGGAGCTCAGGTGCAGGTACAGCACCAGCAAGCCCGCCCTGCTCCCACCCAGACAGCCCTACAGCACGATATAACCACGGTCGTTCCTGCTGCTAACAGGGTGTCGCACAATCAGGGTACACCCACCCCTGCAGGGCACCGGTTCAAGCATTTGGGCCTCGACCCAACACCGCTTGCGGTGCTGGTGGCGCACCAGCGGGGCACCCCGGTACCAAAGAGGACCAGCACGCGGTGGCTCTCCCTGCTTCCACGCCCGCTAGGCCCTATAGCCACCTCGTACCAGGGTGCCACCCCGATGTCGTTCGCCGCTAGGGCGGCCGTAGGGGCAGCGAGGGGCAGGGGTAGGAGCGTCACCCTGCAAGACAATTTGCTGGCGGGACGGTTTGGGTGGGGCGGTGAGTACACTTACACTCCAACAACACCCCCGGTCGTTGAGGAAGCACCCTGTTATACACCAGCAGTAGCTGGAACAGCGGTACCAATTGTCTTTATGTCAGCCGTACCAGACACGTATGACTTGCTGTTCTTCAGCAATTTGTGTCTTGGGTTATTACCTATTCGGAGGGTGTATGTTGTGAACCACCAGTTTTCCATAGTGCGTAGTGACACCCTTGCGGAAATACCAGCTTCAAGCGTGACCATGTCAGTGGATGCTGACTCTTGGGCCTGGACCCTACGAGCAACACTACGCGGGCCTAACGCTGTGTCGCTAGTTGACCCAACCGAAGAAGAGGTGACCGTAACCATTTCGCTCGACGGTTACCAATGGGTATTCGTGGTCGAAAGTTGGGAGGAAACTAGATCTTTCGGTGAGCGTTTGGTGAACATAACCGGAAGAAGCCTGACGGTTTTGCTTTCTGACCCCTTCAGCCTTGAGCGTGATTACGTAGAAACCAATACGCGACTCATGGCACAACTAGCCACCAACGAAGTACCTATTGACTGGACGCTCGACTGGAACACCAGCGATTGGACGGTGCCAGCCGGGGCGTGGAGTTACCAGGGGCTGACCCCGATACAGGCTATTGCCAGGCTCGCCGAAGCGGCTGGTGCGATAGTGGTACCCAGTACTGACTCACGGTTAGTCACGGTACAGCCGAGATACCCCGTGATGCCCTGGGACTACTGGGGGGCGATACCAGCTCATACGATACCGGAGAACACGCTCAGCAACCTGCAGACAAGGTGCTCACCTCAAAGCGGCATCAATGCAGTGTACGTCCATGGAGCCGAGACAGGGGGTATACTAGCGAGAGTGTTACTCTTCGGATCGGCGGGTGACGCCTTGTGCAAAACGCAAATGGAGCCACTAATTACACATACCACAGGAGCTCGCGCTCTTGGCGCTCGGCTAATTGCTGCTGCACAGCAGCAAAGCATTGTCCGGTCGTTCACCATGCCAGTTGATGACGGCACCTACTTTCCACTTATGCAGGTTGGCCAATTGCTTCAGGTAGCATTAGAGCCACTTCAACGGTCGACTGTCTCGGCTGTTTCTGTGGTAATAACCAACAACAAGGGGGCGATATCTGTACGGCAGACTATCACCTTGGGCGAAGATTCCCGCAATCAATGGAAAAGGTTCAAGAGTATGGTAGCTGCACAACCTACCGTGGTTGGGTTAGTTACCGACGTACACGTCGATGGGACTATAAGCGTATCTCTGTATGGTGGTGGCACTATGCGCGTGCGAGGTACCGCCCTGGTAGGCCAAAACGTCTACATAACAGGTGGTGTGGTGCAGGGTGTCGCTCCTTCCTTACCCTACTATTCTCTCCCAATATGATATGGAACTAGACCTATACCAATCAAGAGTTGTTGAAAACATCGCCCACATAAGGGTTATGCAGGAACAACTTGCTGCAGCAACAGCCAAGCAGCTGGAACTGTCAGAACAAATGGTTGAGCTTATGGTTCGGCTGTTGACAGTGGAACACGAAGCGATAGACTTCAAACGAACGCTTGAACGCTTATTTAACCAACAAGAGCGGTTCGAGCAACACCACCTAGAAAGGTTCGAGAAGTTTGAGCGTGTCGTAACCGAACGGTTGGATCGTGCTGATACGAAGTGGCAGAACCAAAACGACCTTGTTAACGCGGAACTAGAACACGTGCGAGGGGTGCGCCGGGTGTTGAACTGGCTCGGTCCTACTGGTGTTGGCGTCCTTGTGCTCCTAGGGTGGCAGGTGCTGCAAATTTGGAAACCCTGATATACCCACTATTGGGGTATTGGGGTATTGGCTATACGCGTAAGAAAGTTTTTGGAGGTAAATTTGCCGTACCAACAACTTTGCCAATAATGCTAATAGCGCCAATAAACAGTAATGCAAACAGTGGGTTGCAATGTATTGGCATTTTGCACCGTATTGGTGCGTGTAATAGGGGTAGAGCGTCCTAGTTGCATGGCATAATTGCCCCGTTTTTTCCACGTGTCCCACCCAGTTACGCGCGTAGTGCGCTACCCTGGTATACTGCAGCGGTGCAGCGACTCACTTACCACTCAACCACATGGAGACGAAATGAAAAGTCTGCCCGCCTTGCTGTTTGCCCTGCTAATCGCCGTACTGATTGCCCCGATATCCGCACACGACGAACTGGTTGGCATGGAGACCATGGAGACCATGGAGACCATGG